GATTAGATTTATTAGCACAACAATTTTATGCTGATACAAATTTATATTGGATTATAGCATGTGCTAATCCTGATAAAGTCCAATTTGATTCATTATTTATACCTGAAGGTACAGAATTACGTATCCCTACAGATATATCTTCGATTCTAAGTTCTTATAATTTATTAAATAGTTTTTAAACATGCCCAAAACTGGTAATATAACAGGAGAACCTTTTGATAGTGAGGTTATCAAGCAAGTTAATGCTCGACAAATATTTTTAGGAGCACGAAATAGAACAGATAGTCAAATAATATATGCTAATAATAAAACAGCATTTTTACGTTTAGCATCCTCAATCAGAGTAGAAGATAATCTTACTAATCCTGATGATCCTATATATGCTATAGATATCCTTAAACAACGAGGAATATCTTCCACCCTTACAGGAGATGAATTAGCTAAAGCTTGTGTGTTATTTGGAGGAGTTACATCTATTGATACTACTAATAAATCATTTGAATATAATGTGGGTTTAAACCCAAATGCAAATAATAATGTATTATCACAATTAACAGGAGCTTATGGATGGGGAGGTATAACCTCTAGAGGTTATGTTCCTATGCCCGGAATTGACTCAGCTGATATAAGTTTTATTAATAGGGGAGCCATTGCAAAAGCAAATGTAAATTTAAAAGTATTTTCTTTAGAGCAATTACAAATTTTTGATCTTCTTTATTTTAGGATAGGATACACAATGTTATTAGAATGGGGTCATAACCTTTTTATAAACAACGATGTAAGTGCTGATACTGGTAAACCTGATCCTAAATTAGTTGAGAGAAAAGACTTTTTTACATCTCCATTTGATGCCTTTTTTAGTACTCAAAAAAATACTCAAAATGATATTATAGGGGCTATTAAAGAACAAAGAAAAAAAGATAACTATAACTACGATGCTATGCTAGGTAAAGTTACAAACTTTACTTGGAAATTCAATAGTGATGGTTCTTATGATATAACATTAAATTTAGTAGGTTTAGGTGATATAGTAGAAGCACTTAAAATTAATACTGCTAATACAAAAGATCCCAAAGATTTACCCCCTTCAGTAGTAGCTCAAAGAGAAGCAGAAGCTTTAGCTAGAGCAGAAGAAGCTTTAAATAGAGAAAGAGAAAGAGTATCCAAAGCAAAAGAAACAGCTCAAACCCAATTAAATACAGCTGATTCAGATAAACAAACTCAAATAAATAATGCTCAAATATCTTTTAACAGTGCAAAAAGTTCAATTATAAGTTTTAATGCTGGTAATGCTCAAGCAAATGCATTTTTTAATAATAATGGATTAACAGATGCTAAAGGATTAGATTTTGTTGACAACCCAGCTGGTGCTAAATCTAATGTTACCGTTATTAACTCAGTAATTTCTAAAATTAGAGCCCTTCAAGTCACAGATGAATTTGCGGGTGCAAAAGAGGAATTAATAGGATACTTAAATAATTTAAAAACTGCACAAAATAAAGTTGCAAATTTAAGTAACGATACTAAGCAACAAGCCGAAGCTCAAAAAGCAATAGATCAAGCTGATGCTGATGAAGCTGCTATTGAAGCAAAAGAAAGAGCACTAGAAGCAGCTCAAAAAGCTTATAATAAAAAACAAGCCGAAGCCGCTCTTTCAGGAAATACCACAGAAGAAAACAGAAATAAAACATATTTTAATAATCAACTATATGCTTGGAAACAAGCCGCTATAACACGATCAGGATCTGCGTGGGACCCAAATAATCTTTATCAACTGAATTTTAAAGCTAGATCAGAAAACTCAGTTGAAACTGGAGGGAAAAATTTAAATGTTAATTTTTATTATGTACGTTTAGGACATGTTTTAGATTGGGTTAAGGATAATTTATTAGTCTATGACGATAAACCTAAAAAAACCCCAATGTTTGATATTGATACTGCAGTAGATAGTAATTATTGCTTAAATTTCCCTTCCCAAATATCAACAGATCCTCAGATATGTATTATTTCTAGTAAATATATCTCACCAACTACTTCAAGCATAGCATGGAATGTACTTCCTGATCTACCAGCTAAATATACTGTAGATGATAATCCAAATGCTGGTAAATTAATGAACATATATGTTAATATAGATTTTATATCTAAAGTACTAGAATCGGGAGTTGATGCTAATGGAAAAACAAATTTATTAAAATTTCTTAATGAAATGTTAAATGGTATCAATGATGCTTTAGGTAATGTTAACAAACTAGAAGCAATATATGATGATGAAGCCATTGCAATAAAAATTATTGAAGAAAATAATATAAAAGGAATAGAAAGTAAAGATCCTGGTAAGGATATCACTAAAATAGCAGTTTTTAAATCTTATGGTATAGGTAGCCCCACAGATCCTTTAGGAAGTTTCCTATCTAATATTGATTTCCAAGTTCAATTACCTCCAAATATGGCTGCTATGGCAACAATATCTGCCCAAGCAGGAGGAAACGTTGTTGGTGAAAACGCAACTGCTTTATCTAAATTAAATAAAGGATTAGTAGATAGAATAGTAACTAAAAAATTAGATGCTGCTAGTATAGATGGAGCTCAAGTAGGTAAAGAAGCTCCTGAAAATAAATTTACTAAAAATTTAGAATACTTCTCTAAACAGATAAATAGTCTTTACACTCAAAGAAATTATAGTACTGATACAATAGAAAGTATTAAATCAATAAATAGAGATATTGCCTTGTATTTAACAGGACAAGAAGCATTAACTAGTACTCCTCAAAATAAAAAACCATCCCCATTCTTCATTCCATTTAATTTATCCTTAGAAATGGACGGACTATCAGGAATGGTAAATTATGAACGTTTCTCTATTACCGAAGAAATTCTCCCATATAGTTATCGCTCCGGAGATCAAGGTGGTGTAATTGACTTTTTAATTAAAGGTATTTCCCACTCAGTATCAGGTAACCAATGGAAAACCAAAATAGAAAGTATTTCAGTAAGTTCAGCAAAAAATAACGCATAATGCCTTATTATCCAAAAAATAGAATAGTAACTGATCAATACACAAATGGAAACGAATTTGTGATGGTTAATACTTTACTTCCATATACTGGATTCTATTATAAAGTTTATAATGGAACATTTTATGCTGGTAAAAACCCAAATGAAAATCCTTTACCTCAACAAATAATTCCATTAATAGCTAATGCTCAAGGATTAACTGCCCCAATAGTATATTCTAAACTAGTTCCAAATAGAACCCCATCAGTTAGAAACTATATAGTCACTTCAGATGTATCAACATCTGATAGAAAAATACCTATACCTTTTTATCCACAACCTGATTCTCAAGATTACCAAAATGGATCTTTTGTAAGATATTTTGCTAAAAAAATCAATAATATATCTTATACTGAAATTGATTCTAAAACATACACTGCTATATTATCTAATAACAGTGAGTATCTATGGGAAATGTATAATGTAGCTGAGTTCCCTTGGCAATTAACAGGGGATAAAAATCAAGTATATGAAACTAATAGAAAGGTAGTAGCATTAGTAGAAAAAAATAAAGGGTTTAAAGGATTAAGTCAATTCTTAAAATTTGACTTTACAAAATTCTATAAGTAAACTTGGTCTATCGAATTATCTTTCGTAGATTTACATCATGTTTTGGTTAGTAGAAACTCAAGATCAAATCGAGAGTTTAATAAATATAGGTTATGAAGAAGCATTTGTTGAAATAATTCAATATAATGATCACTCCCATCCTGCTTTAGATAATGTTTGTTTAGTCTATTATAGACCTACGAATGAAACTAAAGGATACATGCTTTGTATAGATCATAGTGAGGCGTTAAAAATCAAGAAACAATTGGTTAACGAATTACTTAGCAAAACGAATGTGGTGTGGGTGAGAGACAAGAAACATTTTTTATATCACTTTCAAATCAAGAGCTTGCGCGATGTAAACATACTTATTCCTCCGTATATACAAGACTTAACGCAAACCCACATATATTTTCAAAACAAGTATCCGGATTATAAACAAATAAATAAAATAATTCCTCTCACAAAGCATTACGAGGTTTGTGACCAAATATATCATAAAGTAAAATCATGTTTTACTAACGATTTACCACCATATTTTGATTTCTATAACAACAAATCAACAATGGCTTTCCTTGGGATTGAAAAAAATGGGATTCCAATAGATAGAGAACAATTTGACCAATTCTTTAAAATACCAAACCCAAATTATTCAATAGAGGAAAATAGAATCTATACCCAATATAATTTATTTACAACAACGAAACGCCCCAGCAATAGATTTAATGGAATCAATTTTGCTGCCTTAAATAAAGACAATGGAGAAAGAAAATGCTTTAAACCACAAAACACGACTTTTATTGAGTTGGACATTTCTGCTTATCACCCTACCCTTTTGGCTAAGCTTTGTAATTATACTTTCAACAACAGTGATATTCATGGCGCTTTTGCTGAAATGTATGGAGTGGACTATGCCAAAGCGAAAGAGATTACGTTTAAGCAAATTTACGGTGGAATTTGGAAAGAATATGAGGCCTTGGAGTTTTTTCAAAAAGTGAAAAAATATACGGATAATATCTGGGAGGAATACAACACCACGGGGAAAGTGATAGTGCCGGTCTCGGGTTATTATTTGGAAAAGGAAAAATTGGATGAAATGAATCCGCAAAAGTTGTTAAATTATATCTTACAGAACGTGGAGACGTCCACGAATGTTTGTATATTGATGCAACTTCATAAATTGTTAAGAGGGAAAAAGACCAAGTTAGTATTATATACTTATGACAGTTTTTTATTTGATTTTGACGAATCAGAAAATTTAATAGATGAAATAAAACAAGTATTTGAAAATTTAAAATTAAGCACTAAAATTAGTTATGGAAACAGTTATGACTTTAACCACCCCGCATGATATTTATTGGGAGAAAACCCAATTAAACTCGATAGATTTGAACAACAAGTTATTCTGTACTTTTGTTGCCGAAGACACTCTCGATGAAATGGTTAAAAGCATCTCAAGTGCTTATAGCATAATGTATAATAAAATGTTCGTATTGTTTGTAAAAAGTACAAATGAATACGTTATTACATATAATGTTGACCAAGGAAACGTAGATAATATTCCGGTAAATACAATTTTAGTACATCGCAAGAAAGAAACTAATACACTATATACAATCAACGCCCTAAATACTTTAATTAAAAGTTTAAATGGTGGAGTAGTTGACCCAGCGTTTCGTGTAAACTGGCAGCATTATCAAAATTGCATCCTGCTGACCAATTCCAATGAATTAAGACAACTTAATACAAAAGTTTATAAAATTATTGAACTTTAATTTGGCTTCCCGCCAAACGGTTATTATATTTACGTTATAAATACAAATAGATTAGTTATGGATTTAAATGAAATGAGAAACCGACTGTCAGCAATGCAGTCAAAGCAATCCGGTAAAGGCAGCGGAGAGAAAAAATCTGTTTTTTGGAAACCATCTGTTGGTAAACAAGTTATTCGTGTAGTACCTTCTAAGTACAACAAGAAAAATCCGTTTACTGAAATGTATTTCCATTATGGTATTGGTAAAAATACTATGGTATCTCCAATCAACTGGGGTGAAAAAGATCCAATCGTAGAATTTGCTAAACAATTACGTACTACTAGCGACAAGGATAACTGGCGTTTGGCTAAGAAATTAGATCCGAAAATGCGTATCTTTGTTCCTGTTATTGTTCGTGGTGAAGAAGCAGAAGGTGTTAAACTATGGCAATTTGGTAAAGAATTGTATATGGATTTCTTGAACCTTGCTGATAACGAAGATGTTGGTGATTTTACTGATGTAATGAGTGGTCGTGATATTACATTGACTACTGTAGGTCCTGAAGTAACAGGTACAAACTACAACAAAACAACAATCATGCCAAAAGTTAAAGAAACACCATTGGCTGCTGAAAAAGCTGAAATTGAATCGTTGTTAGAAAACCAACCAAATCCAATGGATATCTTTAAGCGTTATTCATTTGAAGAAATGAAAACTGCCCTTCAAGAATGGTTGACTCCTGAAGATGAGTATGAAGAAGGTGCTATCATCGATGATGAAAAAGAAGAAGAAGTATTCGAAAAACCATCTAAAGCCTATACTTTAAAAACACCTTCAAAAGATCAAGCAACTAAAGCAGATAAATTCGATGCTTTGTTTGATGAAGAAGATGATGATCTGCCATTTTAATTAAAAAAATATTATGGCTAGAAAGAAAAACGAATCGTTAACGGCTGCATTCTCCTCTGAACTTAGATCTAAGTTTGACTTGAATAAATTCAAGGAGAAAAAAATGCTCAATTCAAACGTAAAATTTAAAGAACAAAAGTGGATTCCACTTAGCCCGGCATTCCAGGAAGTAACATCAGTTCCTGGAATTCCAATGGGGCATATTGTCCTACTACGAGGACACAGTGATACAGGTAAGACTACAGCTATGATTGAAGCTGCTGTATCGGCTCAAAAATTAGGTGTTTTACCTGTATTCATTGTAACTGAGATGAAATGGAACTGGGAGCATGCTACTCAAATGGGTCTCCAAGTTAATGAAATTGTAGATGAATCAACAGGTGAAGTATTAAATTATGAAGGTAATTTTATTTACGTTGACCGTGAATCATTACATACAATTGAAGATGTAGCAGCGTTTATTTTGGATTTACTTGATGAACAGAAAAAAGGTAACTTACCATATGATTTATTATTCCTTTGGGATTCAATTGGATCAGTACCTTGTGAAATGTCTGTTAAATCAAATAAAAACAACAATGAGTGGAATGCAGGTGCAATGTCAACTCAATTTGGTAATAATGTGAATCAAAAGATTACATTATCACGTAAAGAATCATCACCATACACTAATACATTAGTATGTGTTAATAAAGTATGGACTGCAAAAGCAGAAGTACCAATGGGTCAACCAAAGTTGATGAATAAAGGTGGATTTGCAATGTGGTTTGATGCTACATTTGTTGTAACATTTGGTAATATTTCAAATGCAGGTACATCAAAAATTAAAGCAATCAAAGATGGTAAACAAGTTGAATTTGCTAAACGCACAAACATCCAAATTGATAAAAATCACATCAATGGTGTTCAATCTCGAGGTAAAATCATTATGACTCCTCACGGGTTTATTGATGATACTGACAAAGCACTTAAGTCATATAAAGAATCTCATGCTAATGAGTGGATGAAAGTACTTGGTGGAATGGATTTTGACATTTTTGAAGAACAAGAGACATTCGAGTCAATGAATGTTTTTGAAAACGAACCAGATTAATATATGAAACGAAAAGAACTATTTAAACTTCTTGACAATGTAGTCGAGAATGAGGAACGTACTGAAGTTAATCGATTTGATCGAGTAATGTTAATTGATGGTTTAAACTTGTTCTTTCGAAATTTTGCCATGATGAATATAGTGAATTCTGAAGGAGTTCACGTAGGAGGATTAGGTGGTTTTGTTAGATCATTAGGAACTTTAATAAACCAAATCCAACCAACATCTGTGTTTGTAGTATTCGATGGAGTTGGTTCTTCCACAAACAGGAAGAACTTACTCCCCGAGTACAAATCAGGTCGTAATTTACATAGGATTACAAATTGGGAAGTATTTGAAAATTTAGAGGAAGAAGATGATGCTAAATTTAACCAAATTGTACGAATTGCACATTATTTAAAATGTTTACCTGTTAAAACAGTTGCTATTGATAAAGCCGAAGCAGATGATATAATTGCGTTTTACAGCGATCATCTCCCTAAGGCACATAATTCCAAAGTATTCATTGTCTCGTCAGATAAAGACTTTATCCAATTGGTTAACGACAATGTAATTGTGTATAGACCAATTGAAAAAGAATTTTATACCAAAGATACTGTTAAAGAAAAATTTGGTGTATTAGCTGAAAATTTTATTATTTATAAGACCTTACTAGGTGATAATTCTGATAAAGTTGCAGGTGTTAAAGGATTAGGAGAAAAAGGAATATTTAAAAAATTCCCTGAATTATCTACTGATATACTAAGTCTAGATGACATCTTTTCAATTGCAGAAGAAAAATATAAGGAACATGTTATTTATTCTCGCATTGCTTTTGAACGTGATAGATTAGAACAGAATTATAAAATTATGAACCTTAAAAACCCACTATTAGATTCCAATGATAAAGAGTTTTTAAGAATTTTTGCCGAAGAAGAAAATTTAGCTTTGAATAGCGAAGCTTTTTTACGACTTTACCACGATGACGGGTTAGGTCATTTTATTAAAAATGTAGATTTTTGGATTAAAGATACATTTAAAGTATTAAACAGTTTTAAATAATAAAGTTATATGACATTAAGTAATTTATCCCAATATGGGATTGGATTTCAAGTTAAAGTATTATCCTCACTACTAACACATAAAGAATTTTTATTAAATATTCATGATGTGTTAAGTGAAGATTATTTTGACAATCAAGCACACAAATGGATTATTAAAGAAATCCTAAAATATTATCAAAAATACCACACTTGTCCTTCAATGGATGTTTTGAAAGTGGAGTTGAAAAAAATTGATAATGAAGTACTCCAAGTATCAGTTAAAGAACAACTTCGTGAAGCTTATAAAGCATCAGATGAAGATCTTAAATATGTTGAAGAAGAATTTTCTAATTTTTGTAAGAACCAACAATTAAAAAAAGCTCTTCTAACAAGTGTTGATTTTTTAAATGCTGGAGATTATGACTCAATTCGTTCTTTGATTGATAACGCTTTAAAAGCAGGTCAAGATAAAAATGTAGGTCACGAATATAATAAAGATGTTGAATCTCGTTATCGAGAAGATCACAGAGTAGTAGTTCCTACTCCTTGGGATGTGTTTAATAACTTACTTCAAGGTGGTTTAGGAAATGGAGATTTTGGATTAATTTTTGGTAATCCTGGAGGAGGTAAATCTTGGACATTAATTGCTTTAGGCGGTTATGCTGTTAAAATGGGTTATAATGTACTACATTATACTTTAGAATTAGGTGAAGATTATGTTGGTCGTCGTTATGATGCTTTCTTTACAGATATTCCTGTAAATAAAATCACCGATCAGAAAAATAGAAATCAAGTAGAAGAAGTAGTAGAAACACTCCAAGGTCAATTAATCATTAAAGAATATTCACCAGGTAAAGCGTCAATGTCTACTATTGAATCACACATTAAGAAATGTATTGATCAAGATTTTAAACCGGATTTGGTTATTATCGACTATGTAGATCTTCTTCGTTCTAAAAGAATGAATCGAGAGAGGAAAGATGAGATTGATGATATTTATGTAAGCACTAAAGCCTTAGCTAGAGAGCTGAACATTCCAGTCTGGTCAGTTTCTCAAGTAAATCGCGCAGGTGCAAAAGACGATATTATTGAAGGAGATAAAGCAGCAGGATCATATGATAAAATTATGATTACTGATGTAGCTATATCCCTTTCAAGAAAACGTCAAGATAAGGTTAATGGTACAGGAAGATTTCACTTTATGAAAAACAGATATGGTATGGATGGTATGACATTTAGTGTAAAAGCAAACACTTCAACAGGCCATTTTGATGTTTCTGAACATATGGATGAGGATGAAGATGATGCTCCTGCATCTTCACAAAATGTCTTTAGTACCTTCGATTCTACAGATAAAAAGGAGTTAAGAAACAAATTTTTCGAACTTGGAAATTAATAAAAAATTATGGCAAACATTCTAAAACCTAGGTTAGTATACAAACCTTTTGAGTATCAAGAAGCAGCTGATTATTGGCTCAAACAACAACAAGCACATTGGTTACATACAGAAGTTCCAATGATGTCGGATTTAAATGACTGGAAACAAAATCTGACTGAAACTGAAAAAAATATTGTTGGTTCTATTTTAAAAGGTTTTGCTCAAACCGAAACAGTTGTTAATGATTACTGGTCAGGTTTAGTAACAAAATGGTTTCGTAAACCGGAAATCATTATGATGGCTACTACTTTTGGGGCATTTGAAACAATTCATGCGGAAGCTTATTCTCTACTAAATGAAACTTTAGGATTAGAAAACTTCGCAGAATTTCTTGAAGATGAGTCAACAATGGCTAAAATTGAAAATTTAATGACGGTTAGAGATGGAATGGAAGGTGAACAAAATCTCCATGAAATTGCAAAATCATTAGCTATTTTTTCTGCCTTTACTGAGGGTGTAAATTTATTTTCTTCATTTGCTGTATTGTTAAGCTTTAAAATGAGAAATAAACTCAAAGGTGTAGGTCAAATTGTTGAATGGTCTATTAGAGACGAATCAATGCACTCAGAAGCAGGATGTTGGTTATTTAAAACACTATTAGAAGAAAACCCTAAATTAAAAACCCCAGAACTAGAAGCTGCAATTAATGAAGCTGCTTTATTATCTTTAACTCTTGAATTAGATTTTATTGATAAAGTTTACGAACTTGGAGATTTAGAAGGTTGTCCTAAGTATGATTTGGTTAATTTTATTAAAAATAGAGTTAATACAAAACTAGGAGATTTAGGTTATAAACCAATTATTTCAAATGTTGATATGACAGCAGTAGAAAGAATGAAATGGTTTGATCACCTTTCAGCTGGGAAACAACATACTGATTTCTTTGCAAACAGAGTAACAAATTATAGTAAAGGTCACTTACAGTGGGACGAATCAATTTTTTAAAAAATGGATAGCAATTTAGTATTAGATTATACACAATGGGAAAAGGGAAAAGATTATCCCGAATATTTTGATGAAGTAGCATTAAGCACTATTTCAAAAGGTTACTTACTACCAGGTGAAACACCTCGAAAAGCATTTAAAAGGGTTTCTCATGCTGTAGCTATGAGATTAAATCGCCCTGACTTAGAAAATAAATTTTTTAAATACATTTGGAATGGTTGGATTGGATTGGCTAGCCCTGTTCTCAGTAATACTGGGACTGATAGGGGGCTACCTATTAGTTGTTTTGGAATTGATACCCCAGATTCGATTAGGGGTATTGGTCTTACTAATGCAGAACTTATGCGACTCACCTCTTATGGTGGAGGCGTTGGAATCTCTTTATCAAGAATTAGACCAAGAGGAGTAAATATTACTGGAAACGGAAAATCAGAAGGTGTAGTTCCTTGGGCTAAAATTTATGATTCAACTATTATTGCTACTAACCAAGGTTCAGTACGTAGAGGAGCAGCATCAGTAAATTTAGATATTAATCACCTTGATATTAAAGAATTTTTACAAATTCGCAGACCTAAAGGTGATCCTAACCGTCAATGTTTAAATCTACATCAATGTGTAGTTGTTGATGATGCGTTTATGAAACGCTTAAATGACCGTGACAGCGAAGCTATGGCGTTGTGGTTAGAAATTCTTAAATCGCGTGTAGAAACCGGAGAACCATATATTATGTTTAAGGATAATGTTAATAAAGACAATCCTTTAGCATATAGAATGAATAACCTAGATGTTAGTATGACTAATATTTGTACTGAAATCACATTACACACTGATGAGGAACATTCGTTTATTTGTTGTTTAAGTTCACTCAATTTAGCCAAATATGATGAATGGAAAAATACAGATGTAGTTGAAACTGCAATTTATTTCCTTGATGGTGTAATGGAAGAATTCATTCAAAAAACAAATGGTAAGGATTCAATGATCCGTTCTCATAGACATGCTAAAAAAGGTCGTGCACTTGGTTTAGGTGTAATGGGTTGGCATACATTCTTACAACAAAAGAATTTACCATTTAACTCGATTGCTTCAACAGCTTGGACACATACTATTTTTAGTGATATTAAATTAAAAGCTGAAGCTGCTTCACGTAAGTTAGCTGTAGAATACGGAGAGCCACTTTGGTGTAAAGGTACAGGTATGAGAAATACTCACTTGTTAGCAATTGCTCCAACAGTATCAAATTCACGTATTAACGCTTGTTCAGCAGGTATTGAACCTCAACCAGCAAACGTTTATGTATTTAATGGAGCTAAAGGAACATTTATTGTTAAAAATCCTGAATTAGAAGCTTTATTAGAAGATAAAGGTAAAAATAATAGTAAAGTTTGGGACCAAATCCTAGCAGATAATGGTTCAGTACAAAACTTACCTAATGATATCTTATCTGAGGATGAAAAAGAAGTATTCTTAACATTCCCAGAAGTTAATCAATTAGCATTAGTACAACAAGCAGCTGCTCGTCAACGCTATATTGATCAAACTCAATCTCTTAATCTTTCATTTGATCCTACTGATTCACCTCGTTGGATTAATCAAGTTCATATGGAAGCATGGAAATTAGGAATTAAAACCCTTTATTATTTAAGAACAGATTCAGTCATTAAAGGTGATTTAGGTTCACGTACGGCAGACTGTTTAAGTTGTGATGGATAAAATATAAAAAATGAAAAAATACTTATTACCTACATTAATAGCGCTTTCTGCCTTATCAGTATCGGCATCAGCTGCATTTTATTCAGTAACTGGTCTCAGCATGTTATTTGCTGGGGCTAGTTTAGCTGTTTTAATTATGGCTTCTTCATTAGAAGTAGCTAAATTAGTAATTGCATCTTTATTATATCAATACTGGGATAAATTAAATAGACTCCTAAAAATTTATCTTACAATAGCTGCTTGTGTATTAGTATTAATAACATCAGCTGGTATTTATGGCTTCTTATCAGCAGCATACCAAGAAACAGCAACAAAATCAGAAATTGTTGATAAACAAATTGCTGCTTTAGAAAGTAAAAAGAAACTATATGAAGATACTAGAGATAATATTCTAAAAGAAAAACAAACCATTGCCAATTTACAGGGAAGTTTATCCCAAGCATCTACTACTCAGTATACTGATAAGGATGGAAATTTAGTAGTAAAATCTAATAATGCTGCTATTCGTAATATCGAATCAGCTTCCCAATCAAATGAAAAACTCTCAGCTAAAATAGATGTAGTAAATGATTCTATTTTTAGTTTAGAAAACCAAATTTTAGAAGTTAAAACTAATAGTGAAGCTACAAGTGAATTAGGTCCTCTTAAATATATTTCTAAGTTAACAGGTCAACCAATGGATAAAATTATTAACTGGTTCTTACTTGTTATTATTTTTGTATTTGATCCATTAGCTATATCTTTAGTAATTGCTGCTAACTTTGCTTTTTCTCAAATTCGTTCTAAAAAAGAATATCCCCTTGAAGAACAAGTAGATGATATGAAAAAAGTAGTTGAAGCTTATAACG